TCGTGGTTCTGGCCATCGCGGTGGTCATCTTCATCATGCTGTTCAGGACGTCAGGTGACGGGTTCTACAGGTATCCGTGCCAAGATCCTGAGATGTGGTCCCAACCGCAGTGCCAGCCGCCGGCTTGTGAGGCGACGGGCACCTGCACCGACTACCTGATTGAGAGGGGAGGCCCCAATGAAGGTTGACGAATACGCCGACACGCTTGAGGCGAAGCTGCGCTTCTTCGTCGGCATCTGCTTGGCCGTGACGCTGACCGGCACGATCTTCGCTGTTCTCTACAGCCTGATCTTCGTCACGCAGCCGATGACGGGCACCGCGCCCAACGACCAGAAGTTCTTCGAACTGATCCAGCCGATCGCCACATTCCTGACAGGGACGCTGTCGGGTATCATGCTGGCCAGCCGTCGCGGCGGCGACAAGGGGAAGTCTGATGACGTTGCTGAGTGAGACGCAGCTTGCCAAGATGATCCCGACCAACAAGGAGGTCGCGGAATGGTGCAAGGTTCTGAACGAGATGCTGCCGAAATACGGCATCACGTCGCCGCGTCGTATCGCCTCGTTCATCAGCCAGTGCGCCCATGAGAGCGGTGACTTCCGGCTGCTTGAGGAGAACCTCAACTACAAGGAGGAGACGCTGTTGCGTGTCTTCCCGCGCTACTTCGGCCCGGGCAAGCAGAACGCCGCCGAGTACGCTCGGAACCCGGAGAAGATTGCGAACTACGTCTACATGGACAAGAACAGGTCGGCGAACGGCGCCCTTGGGAACACGCAGGAAGGCGACGGCTGGCGATTCCGTGGCCGTGGCCTGAAGCAGGTTACTGGACGCTCGAACTACGCGACGTTCGGGAAGGCCATTGGCAAGACTGCCGAAGAGGTTGCCGAGTATCTGGAGACGAAAGAGGGCGCGTTGGTTTCTGCGCTCTGGTATTGGCAGTCTCGCGGGCTGAATGAGGTGGCGGACACGGGCGACGTTGCGAAGGTCACGAAGATCATCAATGGCGGGGACATCGGCCTGCCGGATAGGAGAAAGCGTTATGATGAAGCTCTTGCGGTCCTTGCTGGGCAAAACCCCGCAGGGAATGATCGTGGAAGCGGTGGCGGGGAAGGTGATCGACAAGATCGAGGACAAGGTGGAGGAGGCGGTGAAAGACAAGGTGGAGGATCTCAAATCCTCCGTGTCGGAAGCCGTGGCGCAGAAGTTGCCGCTCTCCAAAAAGCCCTCGGCATCACAGCCGACGGCAACTTCGGCCCCGGCACCGAAAAAGCCCTCCGCGCGTGGCAGCAAAGCCAAGGGCTGACACCTGACGGCGTTGCGGGCCCCAAGACGCTGGGCAAACTGCTCGGTTAAATGGGGCGCAATGCGCGCTTGTTTTCTTGGCCTTTGGTGGTCATAATGCGACCACCGGCGCATGCTGTATCAGCTGCTGATCATCTATGGAGTGGTCATGGCCTACAGTATGACATACGACAGCCTGCTGACGGACGTCCGTCGGTATCTTGAGCGGGGATTCACCGCCGAGAGCGACCAGATCGTCTATGATCAGCTGCCGCGCTTGATCACTTTGGCCGAGCGTCGCATCGCGCGAGAGTTGAAGATCTCTGGCTTCATTCGCGCTGTGCAGACGCCGCTGCAGGTGGGTGTCGCGGTTTACCTCAAGCCGGATCGGTGGCGCGACACGATCAGCATGACGATCAATGGGTCGCCCATCTTTGCGCGCTCGTACGAGTACTGCCGCAAGTATTGGCCCGACGAGGCCGAGACGGGCACGCCGCAGTTCTACGCCGACTACGACTACCAGCACTGGCTGATCACGCCGTCCCCTGCGGCGGCCGACACGCTGGAGATCCTCTATTACGAGCAGCCGGCGCTGCTGGGCGATGATCTTCAGGTGAACTGGCTGACCGAGTATGCGCCGGATGTCCTGACCTATGCCACGCTGCTTGAGGCGACCCCGTTTCTAAAGAACGATGAGCGGATCCCGACTTGGCAGGCAATGTATGACCGCGCCGCGCAGGCCCTGAACGGCGAAGACCTGAAGCGCATTCTGGATCGGTCAGCGCAGAGGAGTGAGGCCTGATGCCCATCTACACCGATGTCTTCGGCGGCGCGAACATCTACCCGAGCGAGATCAGCTACAGCGCCATTGCCCTGTCGGCCGACGTCACCCTGAGCTGGCCGGAAGAGACCTCGACCAACACCAACCTCGCCACCCGCATCATTGATGTCACCCCCTCGACCTCGGGACTGAGCATCATCCTGCCCGACGCCAACAAGACGGGCACCGGCAACACGATCCTGTTCAACAACCGCGGCTCGGACACCTTCACGGTGCGCAACGCGGTCGGCACGCAGGTCGTCACGATCGCCGCCGGCACGCTGTGGCAGGTCTACGTCGCCAGCAACACGACGGCCGCCGGCACATGGCGCTCGCTGCAATATGGCGCCACGACGTCGACGGCGAACGCCTCGGCGCTGGCTGGCACCGGCATCGTGGCCGTGGGCACGCTGCTCAGTCAGTCGGTGCCGATCGTCACCTTCAACAACAACTACACGGCGGGTCCGAATGACCGCGCCGAGATGTACAACTGGACGGGCGCTGGCGGCACGCTGACGCTGCCCGACCCTGTGGTCGTCGGCAACAACTGGTTCATCTATCTGCGCAACAGCGGCAGCGGCAACATCGTGGCCGACGCGCCGGGCACTTCCTTGATCGACGGCGCCTCCACGCTGGCTTTCCAGCCGGGCGAGTCGGCGATCATCGCGAGCGACGGCACCGACTACTACACGATCGGCTTCGGCCAGAGCGCGACATTCGCCTTCGACTATACCGTGATCGACGTGTCGGGGACGGGCGTCTACACGCTCACCGGCACCGAGCTGAACCGCATCGCCTATCGCTTCACCGGGACTCTGACCGGCAACCGGGTGATCGTGTGCCCGGCTACCGTCCAGCAGTATTGGGTCGACAACCAGACGACGGGGTCTTTCACGCTCGACGTGGAGGTTGCGGGCGGCGGCGGCGTCACGGTCAACCAAGGTTCGCGCGCGATCCTCTACTCTGACGGCACCGACATGCTGGACGCCGACACGTCGACGGTGTCGATCCCGGTGCTGGTCAATCAGGGCGGCACGGGGGCGACGACGGCCAGCGGCGCCCGCATCAATCTTGGGGGCACATCGACGGGCATCGCACTGTTCACGGCTGTTGATCAGAATGCTGCGTGGACCGCCCTCGGTGTCGCGCCTGCCGGCGTCGTGAACGGGGGCACCTTCTGATGCCCGAGACGACCGTCGTCCTCCGCTCTCAGCCCGGCATCAAGCGGGACGGGACTGTCTTTGAGGGTGACAACTACACCGACGGGCAGTGGGTGCGCTGGCAGCGGGGTCTGCCGCGGAAGATCGGCGGCTACCGCGCGACGCAGAAGTACCTGACCGAGATCAGCCGAGGCTTCACGAACTTCACGCAGCAGGGCTTCGTCTACTGCCACTCAGGCGGCGCGACGACGCTTGAACGCTTCACGATGGACAGTTCGCTCAATGCGTCGATCGTGTCTGATCGCACGCCGGTGGCTGTTGAGTCGAGCTGCACGGTGACGCTGACGGGGGGCGCCTCTGGTTCAGTGGACGACATTACGATTGACGGCGTGTCGATCTTGTCGGCTCCGGTGGCCTTCAACACTAACCTCGACACGACGGCGGCCGACGTCGTGACCGACATCAACAGCGGCACCGGGTCGCACGGCTACACGGCGACGTCGACAGGATCGGTGATCACGATCGAGGCCGACGTATCGGAGGGCTCTCTGCCCAACGGCTTTGCGGTGGTTGTCACGACAACGACGATCACGACGACGAACACCGACATGGCCGGCGGATCTTTCGCGCTGACGACGTCGTCCGAGAACATGTGGATGTTCGACTACCAGTACGAGAGCAGCGGCAACCAGAACTCGATCTTTGCCCACGTCGCGCCGAACCTCGAGTGCATCTGCAATGCGACGGGCGGCCAGATCTTCTACGGCGATGTGCTGGGAACGGATCCGTTGATCAGCATCAATCTGCCGCCCGATGCCAATGCGACGGGCGGCATCGTGTCGCTGCACCCCTACCTCATGTTCTACGGGACCGACGGCATCATCGGCTGGTCGGTGCCGGGTGAGCCGACGGACTTCCTCGACACGGGCAGCGGCGCCGGCTTGGCTCGCGTGTGGGGGCAGAAGATCATCAAGGGACTGCCTCTGCGGGCAGGTTCTGGATCGGCACCGGCTGGCATTTTCTGGGCTTTCGACGCGGTGATCCGAGCAACCTTCGTGGGCAGCACGCAGGTCTTCCAGTTCGATGTGATTGCCACCGAGACGTCGATCATTTCGCCCAACAGCGTGATCGACTACGACGGCGTGTTCTTCTGGTGCGGTGTCGATCGCTTCCTGATGTTCAACGGTGTCGTGCGCGAAGTTCCGAACAACCTGAACTTGAACTACTTCTTCGATGGGTTGAACCGCTCGCAGTCGAACAAGGTCTTTGCCTTCAAGGTGCCGCGTTACGGCGAGATCTGGTGGTGCTATCCGCGTGGCGACGCGACCGAATGCACGCACGCCGTGATTTTCAACGTGCGCGAGAACACTTGGTACGACACCGAGCTGCCGTTGAATGGGCGGTCGGCGGGGCAGTACAGCAACAGCTTTCGCGCGCCGATGCTAACGGGGGCCATCGGCTCTGGC